TCATGGCACAACTCGCCAACGCAATGGCAACCTTCAACGCCGTCGGCCTGCGTGAATCGCTCGCCAACGAGATCTTCAACATCAACCCGGAAGAAACGCCGTTCCTGTCGTCCATCGGCAAGGAAAAAGCCTCGGCCCAGTACGAGGAATGGCAGACCGACGTGCTGGCTGCCGCCGCGAACAACAAGGTCGAGCAGGGTAACGAAGCCACGTTCTCGGCGATCGCCCCGACCGTGCGCGTCGGCAACCGCATGCAGATCTCGGAAAAGACCTACGCGGTCACCGGTTCGCAGGAAGCAGTGTCGAAGGCCGGCCGCAAGTCGGAAATCGCCTACCAGGACGCGAAGAAGATGGTCGAGCTCAAGCGCGACATCGAGTTCGCTGCGCTGCAGAACACCACGGCAATCGCTGCTGCAACCGGCGTAGCCGGCCAGGCGCGCGGCGTGGCTGGCTGGATTCAGACCAACAACAGCCTGGGCGCTACCGGCGTCGCTCCAAACCCGATCACGAACGTGGCGCCGACTGACGGCACCCTGCGCGCGATCACCGAGCAGATGCTCAAGGACGTGGCGAAAGCGGCCTGGGACCAGGGCGGCAACCCTACCCTGCTGTTCGTACCATCGGCGCAGCGCGGCGCGGTGTCGGCCTTCACCGGCGGCGCCACCAAGTTCGACAAGACCGAAGACAAGACGCTGAATGCGACTGTCGAGGTGTACGTCGGCGACTTCGGCCGCTACTCGATCATCAACAGCCGCTACCAGCGTTCGCGCGACATCTTCCTGCTGGATCCGGAAATGTGGTCGCTGATGACCCTGCGTCCGATGAAGGGCGAGGACCTGGCCAAGACCGGCGACAGCAAGAAACGCATGATCAACACGGAATGGACCCTCAAGAGCAAGAACGAGGCCGCCAGCGCCGCGATCCGCGACCTGTCGTAATCCATCCACCGCAGTAACAACGGAGCCACCTGGGCAACTGGGCGGCTTTTTTCATGGCTAAACGAATTCTCTCCATCAACGGCGCGACGACCACATTCCTGCACGACGAGCAGGACGGCAAGCAGGCGATCGAAACCGTTGCCGACGTGTCGCGGGAGCTGGAGCGTGCCAAGGCGCTGCACAACGCCGGCCGCACGCGCACCGGCATGGGCGACCGCCACGTGGCATCGATCCCGGTCACGGTCATCGACGCGTGGGCCCGCCGCTTCGGCAAGTGCTTCCAGGACGTGATGCAGGACGACCGGCTGTTCTCCCGCTTCCTCGCCGACCCTGATCACGCGTATTTCGTCATCGACAAAGCCTCAGTCTAAGGACAACCAGAATGCTGAAATACGAAGAAAACCTCGCCTCACGTGTGAATGGCGCGCTGCAGCCTATGCTGGGAGTGAAGGTTACCGTCACAGCGTCAAATGGGCTGCCGGCCACGCTGTACAAAGACAACGAGGCGACTGTTCTGGCAAACCCTGTCGAGACTGACGCCAACGGCTATTTCGGCTTCAAAGCGGCCAATGGTGAGTACGAACTGACCTTCTCCGGCGCACAGATTGAGTCGACCAAGCGCACCATCGAGCTGTACGACGCCGATGATGCCCCGCCGCTGACGCAGGCGCAGGCCGCATTGCCAAGCGCTGCGAGCCGGGTTGGGTTCCTGGCTGGTGGCGTTGGTGCCCAGGGCCGCACGGTCGAGAACAAGCTGCGCGAAAGGGTGAGCGTCCAAGATTTCGGAGTGCTCAGCAACGGAGTGGCTGACGACACTGCCGCGCTGCTGAAAGCGATCAACGAGACGCCTGAGAACGGAGTCCTGAACCTCTCATCTGGCCGCATCGTTGCCAATTTCCCTGCCGGCATTGCCCGCTCGAACATCACTATTCGTGGTGCTGGCATGCCGCGGGTGCGCGCTGACGGTACGCAACTCGACGGTGGCACCGCGATTTGTGGAACGTTCTGGATCTACGGAGACAACATCACGCTTGAAGGTTTTGGCGTGGATGCAGGACTCGCCGTTTGCGACACCTTCTATGGCGGTGTCGCGCGAGACGCTCTCGTCGTCAAGCACCCTGTCGGCGGCACGACCCTGAACAATATCAACGCGAACCAGCTGATCGGCCTGTGCAAGGAAAAGGCCGTGCCGTACCACGCCATTCTGATGGAAGGCCATAACCGCAGCTGGTATCGTCGCCTGCACGGCACCTTCGGCTGGTGGGGCGTCGTCATCAAGGCTACCGATTCCATCGCTGGCGATATCTCGGCCGAAAACAACATGATGGGGGGCATTGTCCTCAAGGCCGATTCCTACGCACAGTGCAATAACTTGGTGGTCAGCAACATAAAGGCCCGCAGCGACACGAACCATGGCATTGCCGTCCGCGTATGGAGTGATACCGCGCAGCTTGAGCAAGTGTCGCTCTCCGGCATTCTGGTGCAAGGCTACGGAACTGCATTGCAGATCGAGACAACGGGGGCGCAAGCAGTGAACAACGTGCAGGTCACGAACGTGGTATCTCGCCAGTCCGGCTCGGGAGTCATGGTCTTGGGGAATAGCCAGGACGTGCTGATTGATGGCGTCGACAGCAACGCGCCTGGCAGCGGCATTCACTATTCAAGCGAAAGCACGACAAAAGGTATCCGCCTTCGCAATTTGAAGGGCCGAGCAGCCGCGTTCAAGGCTGACAGCGTGCAACTGCGTGGCGGCTTCGTCGCGGACGGCGTCGATGCCATTCTCAACGACATGGTTACCAAAAGCGGAATTTCCGTATCGAACGTGATTCCGAAGAAATGGAACTTGGGCGCCTACTTCGGCACGCTCAACATCAATCGTGTTGCGGACGGTGCCAGCTACACCCTGCCCAATGGGTGGACGAACTATTCTGCTCCCGATCCGGTCCGTGTCGTGCTGAAAAACAGTCGAGTGTCTATGTACGGGCGTATCGCTGTTCCACCAACTCCGTGGACGGGCAAAGAAGTTTGCTTCGTCCTGCCCAGCGAACTCTGGCCAACGACGACCCGTGAGTTCATGTGCCAAGCCTTCGACAACACGGGCCTGCGCTCTTATCCGGTGTTCATCCAGGTATCGCCGACTACTGGCGAAGTCTCGGTCCTCCTGCTGACGCAAGGCGGTGCGTTTTCAAGCACAACCGGGTGGGTTTCACTAAATGGGGTCGTATTCGATCTCGAAGCATAGGAATGCCATGACCATTATCGTCACCTCCTTGGGCACCAACGCGAGCCGCGATTACGACTGGCTGCTCTCGGCGGTGCCGCGCTGGCTTCACCGCACCGACCTGGGCGAGTTCATGGCGGATTTCGTCATGCTCGCCGAGAACCGCATCAACGGCGCCCTGCGCGCGCAGTTGCAGGAGGCCGTGGCCACCCTGACCGTGCCAGAAGGCGGCCAGTCGATCACCCTGCCGCTGTCGATCCTGTCGATCAAGACGCTGGCGGTGTCGGGCGGCGGGCCTCTCGGCTACCTCAGCCCAGCGCAGTTCAACACCGAGTACGCGCGCGGTACTGCTGGCGGCATGCCGGTGCACTACACGCAGATCGGCAATTCGCTGTACGTCGGACCCAAGCCGGGCGAGGCGGTCACGCTGTCGGCGATGGTGCGCTCGACCGTGCCTGCGCTGGCTGACTCGGCCGGCACGAACTGGCTGATCGAGCAGCACCCCGAAGCGTACCTCGCCGCAACGATGTGCGAGGCGCTGACCCATATCCGCGACCTGCCGAACCTGCAGGCGTGGGAGGCGAAATACGCCGTTGCCATTGCCGCGCTCGACAACGACGACTGGGAAAGCGTCGGCACGATGGCCCTGCGCGCCCCAACCTGACCCAATAAGGACACACCATGGCTGTTGAAAATGTCGCATACGTTGGCGACCTGAACCCGCTGACGCCCACCGGCGCCGAGCCTAAATCGGAAGGCGACGACCACGTCCGCAACATCAAGAAGGGCCTGCGCCAGAGCTTCGCGGGCTTCCTGGGCGCGATCCTGGTCACCGGCGCCGACGGCGGCGCGGTCAACGCCTATACGCTGACGCCCGCGCAACCGCTGATCGCCTACAACGCCAAGATGCTGGCCGTGTTCGTGCCGACCGTGTCGAACACGGGCGCGACCACGCTCAATATCTCTGGCTTGGGCGCCAAGGAAGTCGTGAGCGTCGCTGGCGTGCCGCTGGTGGCCGGCGACATCACCGCTGGCCGCTTCTACACCGCGTTCTACGACGGCACGCGCTTCCGCCTCGACAACGTGACGCAGAACTACGTCGACCAGCTGGTGATCTCCGGCACGGTGCCTGGCGTGGCCGACCCGCTGAACGCTGGCAAGGTGTTTGCCTCGACTGGCAGCGTGGGCGCCTGGGTCAGCCTGGACGGGCGTGGCGACCCGGTCTTCAACAACGGCGACGTGGCCACCGGCACGCTGGTCATCGACTACACAAAGGGCGATGGCCAGAAGGCGCGCGCGACCGGTGCGCACACGCTGACCGCGACCGGCTTTCCTGCTGGCCGCCTGGCTGGCGTGCTGCTCGAGCTGACCAACTACGGCACGATCGCGCTGACCACGACGGGCATCACGTGGATCAAGAGCGACGGCACCGAGACGACCAATTTCGGCGCCTCGGGCATCACCCTGCCGGCTGCCGGGCGCGGCCGCGTGGTGCTGTTCTCGTACGGTGACGGCACCGTGTACGGGAAGGCAGCATGAAAGCGTGGCTGTTCGCCCTGATCACTGGCCGGCGCCCGCAGCTGGTGTCGGTGCCTTTCACGGCCAACGGCGTTCTGGTGGTGCCGGCGAGCGTGAACGCAGTCAGCATGAGCGGTTACGGCTCGCGCGGCGTCAATGGCAGCACGAGCCGGGTCGACCAGTACAAGCGGGACATCATCTACTACGGCGTGCGAAAGAGCGACGGCGTCACGGTGGTGGACTTCCAGCAATTCGGGGTGACGGCCCAAGGGTCGGCACCGGCGTTTGCGTATTGCGACGCCCCAGTGTCGACCGGCCCGACCTCCGAATACTCGTCGACGCAGGCGTGTTACAGCAACTTTGTGGACACCAGCTACGACTTCACCACGCCACCAACGACCGGCGCTTCCGCAACTGGCGTCGGGAAAACTTTCCCCGGCAGCACCGGCAACGTGGCGCAGACGCCGACCGTGTTCGCCAACGTCGCTGTCACGCCCGGTGCGAGCTACAACATCGCGGTGCCAACCGGCGGCTCGGTGAACATCAGCTATTACGTGTGAGGCCTCATGCCACAATCGATCAAGTTTGACCAAGCCGGCGCGCTCGGCGTGGTGCGCGACATCTCGCCGGCTGAACTGCCGCCCGGTGCGTGGTCCGACGCGCGCAACATCCGCTTCCTCGACGGCGCCGCGCTGCAGTTCCTCGGGCATGGCCAGGTGTACCTGACGCCGCCCGAGCCGCCGCAGTACCTGCTGCAGGCGAACGTGGCTGGCCTGCGGTACTGGCTGTACACCTCGGCTGGCAAGCAATACGCCGTGTCGAACGCCTCTGGCGCGTCGGTGCACACCGACATCACGCACGTCACCGCGCGGGTCGGCCAGGTCAATGCCTGGTCCGGCTTCGTGTTCGGCGGCATCCCGGTGCTCAACGCTGGCGACGGCAAGGCGCCGATGTACTGGGACACGAACCTGACGCACAAGTTCGTGGACCTGCCAGCCTGGCCGAGCAACACGTCGTGCAAGGTGCTGCGCCAGTACAAGAACCTCATGATCGCGCTGAACGTGGTGCGCGCCGGCGTGCCCAACCCGTTCCTGGTGAAGTGGTCGAATCTCGCGGACCCGGGCAGCCTGCCCACGACGTGGGACGAGACGAACCAGGTGCAGGACGCCGGCCAGTTCGACCTGGCCGAGGGGCAAGACCCGATCATCGACGGCCTGGGCCTGAAAGACTCGTTCATCATCTACAAGGAGTCGAGCACCTGGGCGCTGGATTACATCGGCGGGGCGTTCATCCTCAAGTCGCGCAAGGTGTCGGGTATGAGCGGCCTGCTGAACATGAATTGCGCGGTTGACTTCGACACCGGGATGCAGAACATGCATTTCGCGGTGACCGGCAGCGACATCGTGATTCACGACGGCTTCTCGGCCCGCTCTGTGCTCGACAAGAAGGCGCGGCGCTTCTTCTTCCAGAGCATCGACGTGGCGAACAAGGCCAAGGTGTTCGTGTTCAAGAACCCGTTCCTGAACGAGATCTTCGTCTGCTACCCGTCGATCGGCGCGGTCTGGTGCGAAACGGCGCTGGTCTACAACTATGTCGACGGAACGGTCAGTTTCCGCAGCCTGCCGAACGTGACGTACGCAGCCTACGGCCCGGTGGACAACTCGCTGGCCGGCAACTGGAATCAGGACGATGCGCCGTGGGACACCGACCTGACCGCCTGGAACGGGCCGGATTACACGCCCGACACCGCGCGCGTGATGATGGGCAGCGCCGACACCAAGCTGTTCCTGCTGGACGCCTCGAGCAGCTTCGATGGCAAGCTGCCGGACGCCTACCTGGAGCGGCGCGGCCTGGCGTTCGACGCACCCGAGCGCATCAAGATCATTTCCGGCGTGCGCCCGCGCATCACCGGCAACCGCGGCGGGACCGTGATTGTGCGCCTAGGCAGCGCGGAGGGACCCGACGACGAGCCGACCTGGGCCGCGCCGATGACATACACGATCGGCAGCACGGTGAAGTTGGACCGGTTCATTTCCGGCCGCTACCTGGCCATTCGGTTCGAGACGGGCACAGCGTTCAGCTGGAAATTGGACGGGTTTGCCATGCTCGTTGATGACGCAGGGGAATATTGATGCGGCCGACCAACAGCAACATGACGAGCTACCAGCCGGCCGATCCGCCGGCCGACCCCGCGCAGCTGCAGCGCTTCCTGCGGGAAGAATTGCCGAAGCTGAAGGCGGCGATCGACGCCGTGGCCGAGGGCTTCGCGCCGGTCGTTTACGCGGCGCCGCTCAAGCCGCGCGAGGGCATGTATCGCAATGCCGACGGCACGAGCTGGAACCCCGGCAGCGGCGCGGGCCTGTACCGCTTCGGCGCCGGCACCTGGCACTTTTTGGGATGAGCATGCACATCGAGCGAACACGCGACATGGGGCTGGTGACGGCGATCCTGTCCCACCCGGCCATCTGGCCACACATTCACGAAGACGGGGCGACCGAGGCCGCGCCGCACGACCTGGACGGCTTCCACTGGCTGCTGGTGACGGACGGCGCGCCGGCTGGCGTGTTCCTGGCGCATGCGCGCGGCGAGGCCTGCTGGGAGGTGCACACCTGTTTGCTGCCCCGCATATGGGGCGCTGGCGCGGCGCGCGCGGCGCAACTGCTGCTCGCCCACCTGTTCGAAGACGCCGACTGCCAGAAGGTGGTCACCAACGTCCCGGCCTACAACCGCCCCGCCCTGCGCTTCGCGAAAGCGAGCGGCATGCAGGTCGAAGGCAACAACCGCTCCAGCTTCCTGCGAAACGGCAAGCTGGAAGATCAAATAATGCTCGGAATAACACGGAAGGAATGGACATGCCAGCAGTTCTCCCAGTAGTAGGCGCCGTCGCAGGCGCTGCAATCTCGTCGAAAGGCGCCAAGGACGCAGCGAAAATCACGGCCGAGGGCAACAAGATCGATCCCCGCCTGGCTGCGATTCTGCACGGCGGAAATGGGCAACAGGGCCTGCTCTCGCAGTACCAGGGCATGCTCAATGACCCGCGCTCGGCTGCAGGTACTGGCTTTGCCAACGCAAACGCTGACTACCTGAATGCCAACGGCGCCGGCGACATGGCCGCGACGCGAAACGCCGCACTCCAGGCGATGCAGGGCAACCAGGCGCCCATGTCGCAGTCAGCGCAAGCAGGCTATTCCCAGTCGGCTGGCACGCAGATGGGTATGCCCGCCCAGTCGGCCGGCACGCAAATGGGCGCAGCACCGCAGGCTGCCAGCTCGCAGGCGGGCGCGGCGATGGCCAGCTTGCCAGCATATGCCGTCGGCGCGCAGGTGCAGGCGCCATCGCAGAACGGCATGAACCTGTCCGGCTCGTATGACAGTCTGATCAACGGCGCGCCGGGCGCCAACCCATACCTGACGGGCGCGGTGCAGAAAGGCATCAACCAGTCGCAGAATGCTTTCGGCAACATGGTGACCGACGCCAAGGCCGCGACGCAGGACGTGCTGGGCAGCATTCGCGGCAACTCGGTGCTGACTGGGCAGTTTGGCGGCTCGCGCCAGGGCATCGCCGAGGGCAAGGCGATCGACAGCATGAACACGAACCTGTCGCGCGCGGCGTCGCAGTTCGGCCAGAACAACACCGATGCGGCCGTCGCGGCGCAGGCCGGCGCATACAACACTGACCGTGATCGCCAACTGGCCGCGACGCAGGGCCTGGGCGCGCAGCAATACGGCGTGGCGCAGCAGAACGCGGCCAACGCGCAGCAGGCAGAAATGGCGAACGTGGGCAACCTGTTCGACGCATCGAAAACCAACGCGAACATGGCGCAGCAAAACGGCCAGTTCAACGCCAGCTTGGGCCAGAGCAACAACCAGTTCAATGCTGGCTTGGCACAGCAGACCGGGCAAACGAATGCCAACTTGGGACAGCAAAACCAGCAATTCAACGCGGGCTTGGCGCAGCAGACCGGACAGACCAACGCCAACCTCGGCCAGCAGAACCAGCAGTTCAACGCGAATCTCGGCCAAAACAATCTGCAGTTCAACGCCGGCCTCGCGCAGCAAACCGGGCTGGCCAACCAGCAGTCGCAGCTCTCGACCAACGCGCAAAACAACGGGCAGCTGCTTGGCGGCGCCGGCCTGCTGTCCGGGCTGTCGAACCAGGCCTCGGGCCAGGTCAACGCGAACGATAACTGGAAGCTGCAGCAGGCGCAGGGCGTAAACTCTCTGCTGCAACCGTACCTTTCCGGCGTGCCAAACCAGCAGCCGGTCGCCAGCAACGCGGGCGCGGCAGGCCTAGGCGGCGCGATGCAGGGCATGGCGTTCGGCAACTCGCTGGGCAACATGTTCGGCGGAAGCACCGGGTCAACGGACTGGAACGCGATTCGCAACTCAAATGGCGCCAGCCCCGGCAGCACGGCTACCAACTACCAACTGGCACCATCAAACATGCCTGTGCAGTCATTCGGCTACGGCGGATAAGGAGAAATCATGGCAGGAATCATGGACTTTTTCAAAAACATGACGCCCGAGCAGAATAACGCGCTGCTGACGGCCGGGTCGCAAATCCTCATGCGCTCCGGCCCTGGTCGCCCGTTCAGTGTCGGGCAGGCGATGGGCACCGCTGGCGTGGCCTACCAAGACTCGATGACCGAGCAACAATCCCGCGCGGCGCAGATGCGTGAGCAGGAGCAGATCAGCCAGATGCGCGGCCTCGACATCAAGAACGCCGAGATCGACCTGGCCGCGCAGGAGCTGGCACGCCAACGCGCACAGGAGCTGCAGAACCTGACGAAGTCGTACCAGATCACCCGGGGCGCCCAGCAGCAGCCACAGCAGGCCGCACAGGCGCCGCAGGACCGCTCAGGTGCAGCGATGTTCCAGGGCTTGCTGAATGGCCAGGCGCCGGCTATGAGCGCGCCAGGCGAGCAGATGCCGCAGCCAATGGGCGCGGCGCCGGCCGGCCCGTCTGGCACCAACCGCAACGCGCTGGTGCAGGAGCGACTGCAGTACGCCCAATACCTGCGCGACAACGGCTACCAGGCAGAGGCCAGCGCCGCCGAGGAATCGGCGCTCAAGCTGCAGCCGAAGGTCAGCCGCTGGGAGGAAGTCCAGCAAGGTGGCCGCGTGATGTTCGCACCGTTCTTTGAAGACGGCACCAACGGCGCGCCGGTGCCGCTGGACGTGGCCAAAAAGCTGGACGCGATCAACCGTGGCGGAACAACCGAGCTGGTCAACCCCATCACCGGCGCGACGGTGCGCTCGATGGAAAACTCGGTCGACCCGAACACGCGCGCGAACAATGCAGTAGCGATTCGCGGCCAAAACATGAACGATGATCGTCAGCGAGACGCCAACTCGTTCGCGCGCCAAGGCGCTCGCACGCAGATCATCAATGACCCAGTCAACGGGCCAATGCTGATCGACAAAACCACTGGCGAGGGACGCCCGGTGATGATGAACGGTCAGCCAGTCCAAGGCGAAATAGCAGCAAAGAAAGATGCCGCAGGACGTAACCTGATCCCTCTGATCAAGGATGCCGAGAAACTGATTAAGAATGCAACTGGCTCGTACGGCGGCGCTGGCTACGACCAAGCTATGCGTGTGTTTGGCACATCGACGGCAGGAGCACAGAGCATCGCGCAGCTCCGCGTCCTGGAGGGCAACATCATGATGGCGCAGCCGCGTATGGAAGGCCCGCAGTCGAACATGGACGTTGCTCTGTACCGTCAGATGGCAGCGCAGATCGGAGACCCAACTGTGCCGAACGTAACGAAGAAGGCCGCGCTGAGCGCCTTGAAGTCGCTGTACAAGAAGTATGACACCGAGGCTCCGAAAGAAGAACAACCACCCGCACCGGCCGGCAATGCCGGTGGCGCCAAATTCCTGGGGTTTGAATAATGCCTATCGCACGCTTCGCAATGCCAGACGGCCGGGTCGCCCGGTTCGAAGTGCCAGAAGGGACCACGCCCGAGCAGGCGCAGCAGATGATGGCTGCGCAGATGGGCGGGCAAGGTGGCGCGCCCGCCGCGTCACCAGCAGCACCGGCAGCGGCTGCCGCTCCAGTCGGGCCAAAGCCGAAAGGTCTCAGCACGCTGGACAAGATCAAGTTCGGCATGATGGACCCGATCCACGGCGGCGCGCAGATGCTGACGAACGCCTTGCCGAAAGGCTTGGTCGAAGCCGGCAACCAGGCCAACAACTGGCTGGCCGACAAGACCGGGATGGTAGCGCGGCTGCCGGCCGGCGGCGTCGATCAGCAGGTGCGCGAGCGTGAAGCCCAGTACGCGGGCCAGCGCACGGCCGGCGGCGAGAGCGGCATCGACGGCTACCGCCTGCTGGGCAACGTGCTGTCGCCGGCCAATGCCGCGCTTGCGACGCGCGCGCCGGCAGCGGCATCGCTGGCGGGCCGTATCGGTGTCGGCGTGGCAAGCGGCGCGGCATCGGCGGCAATGGCACCTGTCGCAAGCGGTGACTTCTGGAGCGAGAAAGGCCAGCAGGTCGCCACCGGCGCCGCAACGGGTGGCGCGCTTCCGGCTCTCGGCGCTGGCCTGGCGCGGGTCGTCAGCCCGAACGCATCGCGCAACACGAACCTGCAGCTGCTGCGCAAGGAAGGCGTCACGCCGACGATCGGGCAGGCGCTGGGTGGCATGGCCGGCCGCATGGAGGAAAAGCTGCAGAGCGTACCGATCATGGGTGATGCGATCAGCGGCGCGCGCAACCGGGCCAATGACCAGTTCCAGAACGCGGCATTCAATCGCGCGCTCAAGCCGATCGGCGAGAAACTGCCAGCAGGACAGCGGCCCCGCGACGCGATCGTCTACACCGAGAACGCGCTGCGCGAGCGCTACGACAGCGTGCTGGGCAAGATCGGCGGTGTGCCGATTGACAACCAGTTCACCACGAAGATGTCGAGCCTGCAGTCTATGGTCGATCGCGACGTACTGTCGGACACGGCCAAGCAGACTTTCCAGATGGTGCTCAACGATGTGAAGGGCGCGTTCGATGACTACGGCATCCTGACGTCGGAAGGCTTCAAGCGGGTCGAGAGCCAGCTCGGCGCCGACGCGCGCAAGCTGGGCGGCTCACAGGACATCTACGAGGGCCGGCTGGCCCCGGCGGTGCGCCAGTTGCAGGATGAGCTGCGTGGGCTGCTGCAGCGTCAGGCCGGTGACTCGGCGGACGAACTGAAAGCCGTCAACACCGGCTGGGCCAACTTCAAGCGCGTGCAGAACGCAGCGGGCAAGCTGGGTGCCGAAGATGGCGGGTTCAGCGTGGCGCAGTTCCAGAACGCAGTTCGCGCGCTGGACAAGTCGAAGGACAAGGGCGCATTCGCGCGCGGCTCGGCGCTGGGTCAGGACCTGGGCGACGCTGGTCGAACCGTTCTGACCGGCAAGGTGCCGAACAGCGGCACAGCCGATCGCATGTGGATGGGTGCCGGCGCGCTTGGCTCAGGCGTCGTGAACCCGGCAATCCCGATCAGCTTGCTGGCGGGCGGCGCGGCCTACATGTCACCGGCGCAGCGCGCGCTGGTAGCAGCGGTCGCCTCGCGCCCACAGGCGGCCCAAGGCGCGGCCAATTCGCTCCGGAAGGTCGCACCCGTGGCGATCCCTGGATTTACGCAACTGGGCCTTCAGATGCGCGAATAGAACGGAGTAAAAAGTAACACCAGCAGCAGAGGCGGCGGCGCGCAAAACGTTATCGTCCATGTGATCCCCATGTAGTTCTACAAATTATAGGCCACCCGTCGAGGTGGCTTTTTTTATTTCCGAAAGGCTCCTATGGAAGCCAGCATGACGGCGCAAGCCAACGCAGTACAACTCGCGGCAATCACCGTTGAAGTCGCTCACCTCAAGGTCGCAGTCGCTGACCTCCGCAGCACCAACGCATCGCAGTCCGCAAAGCTCGACCAGGTGCTGGCCCAACTCGCAGAAGCGCGAGGGGGCTGGCGCACGTTGATGCTTATCGGCGGCGCCGCCGGCACGCTGGGCAGCGCCGCAACCTGGTTCATTTCCCACCTGAGGGCCTGATCATGAAGCCGTCCGAACAGTGCTTCGCGCTGATCAAAGAATTCGAGGGCCTGCGGCTGAAGGCCTACATCTGCCCGGCTGGCATCCCGACCATCGGTTACGGCCGCACTCGCGGCGTAAAGCTGGGCGACACGTGCACGCCAGCGCAGGCCGATGCCTGGTGCATCGAAGACGTCGAGCCGGCCGCGCGCGCCGTGCGCACGCTAGTGACGGTGCCGCTCGACCAGGGCCAGTTCGACGCCCTGTGCTCGTTCACCTACAACCTGGGTACGCGCCGGCTTGCCGAGTCCACGATGCTGATCCTGCTCAACAAGCGCGAGTACAAGAAGGCCGCCTGCCAGCTCCCCCTGTGGGTGAATGGCGGCGGCAAGCGCCTGCCCGGCCTTGTGCGCCGGCGCGCGGCTGAATTCCAACTGTTCATGAAAGGCACGCCATGAAACGCATCCTGCTGCTCGTCCTGTTCCTGGCCCTGCCCGGCTGCTCGAACCTGGCCATGAAGTGTACAGGCACCTACACCGGGGACGAGGTGCGCGATGTCAAATAGCCCGCGCTTCCTGTCCACCCTGCGCACGGAGCGGGTCGACCTGCTGACGTGCGATCGCGTGCTGCTCGCGCCGCTGGCTTTCTCGTCGAAGCTGCTCGACCGCCTGGTCATCGTGCCGGAGGGTTACGTCACTGATTTTGCGTCAGTACCACGGGCGCCGTTCACCTACTGGCTGTTCGGCGGCATCGGCGACGAGGCGGCTGTGGTGCACGACTTCGCATACGAGAAAGGCCTCGTGCCGCGCGAGGTGGCCGACGCCCTGTACCTGGAGGCGCTGGAGGCCTGCGGCGTGCCGGCGTGGCGGCGCCGGTCGATGTGGGCCGCGGTGCGCGTTTTCGGCGGCAGCCGGTATCTCCAGCAGCGATGAACTTCGAGATCCACTCCATCACGCCCGGCGGCGGTGGCCACGTCCTAACCGTTCACCAGGAGCACAAGGACCGGCTGCCGCAGCTGGTGGTCATCGCGGGCGAGCCTTGCGATTCGCCGGCCATCGAGTCGATGATGGAGCGGCTGATGGGCGAGCCGCTAGAAATTACAGAAACAGCGGTGTAAGTCCTTGATAAATGCAATGAAAAAGTGCCAAATTGTGTGGGTCAAAGGGAGGGTATCTGAGCCTTAACCCACTGATTTAAAAGAGCATTCATTCATTCTGCAACATGTTTCAGATGTAAATAGCTGCATCCGAAAGCGCGCCCGTACCTAAAGGCGGTCTGCCAGGATTACAGAAATTCATCGAATACTTTCCGAAATCACTTCGCGCTGACCTTCTTCCAGCCGCCCCGCAAATCGTCGTACTTCGCCGTCATCTGCGCGCTGCGATGGCCGAGGATCGCTTGCGCAAAATCTGCCCCGAACTCATCCCGGTATAGCCTCTCCGAAAGGCTGCGAATCTCGTGGAAAGTCGGCGGTGTCCTGCTCTCCGATGCCGTGATCCCGGCCAGCTCGCGCGCCTTTGCAAACGCGATCGTCACCGAGTTGGCCGCCACCTTGCCGCCCGGCGTGGCCGTCGATACGCGCTCGGTGTGATGCACCAAATGCCGCGTGACGATCAGGTCGCGGCAGCCCGCAATCACCTCCGCTACCGACACGCCGACCTTGGCCAGCTTGATCGATCCTTCGATCTGCAGCCGCGTCTCGCCGCCTGACTTCCCTTGCGCCACGTGAAGGTATCCGTCCTGGTAGTCGGCGAACTTCATGTTCACGATGTCGTCGCGCCGCTGGCCAGTCACCAGTGCCAGCATCATCGCGTTCTTCGCCCAGGTCGACGCCTGTGCGTGGATGAGCCAGAACTGCTCCAAGCTCATGCGCTCGCGCTTCACCTTGTACTCCGGATTGAACGTGGCCGTTACCGGGCTTCGGCCGACATCGATCACCCCCTGCGTTTCGGCCCATCTGAAAATGTCGCCCAGCTTCGAGCGCATGTTGCGCGCGTGGCCGGCGCCGCTCTCCTTCGCGAACGTGTCGAGGAACTGGGCCACGTGCATAGTCTCGATGTGCCGCATCTTCATCAGGCCGATGTTGGCTGCGGCGATCTTGCGGATCAGGCTGTTGGCCCCGTAGCGCGTGTTCGCTGTCGGCTGCACTTTCGCATCCCACAACTCACGGTATACGGGCAACCACTCGACCAGCGTGTAGTCGCTCTTACCCATCACCCAATCGACCAGTGATGACGGCTCGCGCATTGCTGCTGCCGCATTCGCCTGCTTCGCCGCGAGAATCGCTTTCGCCCGGTCCTTGCCCAGTCCCTTCTGCGTCTTTTTCGCCGCGTCGCGGTAGTAGTAATATCCCCCAGTGTTCACGTACAGATTGGGCGGCAAGGCCCGGTTCTTCGCCAATCTCTGCCGCCCCATATCACTCCACGTACTGCGCGTCGCGCTTTACCTGCCATGCCTTCCCGACCTTCTTGGGCTGCGGGTAGATATGGCCATCGTGCACCCAACGCAGCAGCGTGTTCTGGTGCGGGATCTTCGAGAACATCATCGCGGCCCATTCCTGGAGCGTGATGTACCGCGACTGGATCGTTTGCTTTTGCATCACTTCTCCTTATTGGTGGTGTGTGAGGGTGCACCGGGGATCGGCAACCAATGACTAAATTCGTTCTGCCCCTGGTAGTAATCGCTGTTCCAGCGGCAGGCCCAGCGCGGCGGGAATGGTTTCTCCCATAGCCAGTTACCGTGTTCCTGCGTCTTCCAGTAGACCTGATGCCACGTCTTGCCCGTTTTGCTCCACGCCAGCACCTCAGTGCCATCGTGGGGCGCTGTCGAGATCGGGCGCGGCGTTCTGTCGTCCACCTCAGCAGGGCGAGAAGCAAGGGCGGGCCGACGCAGGATCAGATTCAGCAGCCGGCGCTCGATGCTGTGGTCAAGCCTCTCTGTGCAGTCTTCGGGATAAACGCCGAACGCCTTGAACACCTTCAGGCGCTCGGATTCGACCAGATCACGGAAGAAGCGGTGACGGATCGTTGCATCGGTGAACTCGGTATCAGCCATTTGATTCGCTCCCTTCCTGGCCGCCGTCGAGCTGGGCGGCGCTGTCGATCGTGTATTCACCCAGCACGTACAGCCCGAACTCCGTTGACATGTAGTACGCGCCGCTCTTGCGCTGCACGAGGCCCATTTCCGCCAGGCGCTGCATCATCGACTTCTCAACGTCATAGCCCTCGCCATCCGTCGCGCATTCCCAGAAACGGCGCAGCGCCGCCATTTCGTCATCGCTGATCGGAAATGGTGGTTTCGCCGCCACCTCTTTGCCGCTCTCTGCATGCTGGGCGCCACAAAGAGGCGACAAAGTGGCAGCTCGGGTCGCGGCATCAATTGCCGCATTGAGCGCGTTTAACGTCTCCAAATGCGACATTCTTGGCACTCCACTCTTGGTCTGACAGGTTCCCAATGCCGCTTGAAGTGCCAATAGAAGGTCTGAGCGTGTCACGTTATCGGCTTGCGGCGCTTCGCCCTCTGTCTGGGCGCGGCGAGCAAGGGCAGCACGGGCCTGCCACATACTCCAATTTGCTTGGGTCACATGGTTGTAGTAGTTCCCGATCTTGTCCTGACGCAAATCGGCTTCTGCTAGAGGTAGGTGGTATTTACGCTGCGCTGATTCAAACTCAGCACGTTCGTCCGGCAGGTTGTTTGTACCAAACTCAGTTGGATTGCTCATTTCGATTCCTTTGCTGGCGATGGGGCGACGAGTGAACGAATCTGTGCTGCACGCTGACGCAGTATCCAGTTGACAACTTCTTCTTTGCTGTCCTCGGAATCATCCTCGTCAACAACCGCATGCGATTCAACGATTTTTGCTGAGCGCTCAAGCAAATCGACCGGCACCGCTACCTGACCGGCTTGTGCCGCAACCTCACGGGCAACAGCGCGGCAAGTGTTGAGAATCATGTTATCTGCGCTGCCACCTTTGGCGATGGCCTGATCGTAAAGAGCCATGATCCGCTCATCTGTAAGCGCGGTTACTGCACCGATAGTGTTATGTCTGTTGACGTAGCCGACGAGCAGCTTGTAAGCGTCGCCATGAGCCGAGAACGTCGCGCCAAGGCCTCGAAGACGCTCGCGGAACTCAGGCGTATCGATGCTTGTCCGCTCATCCGTCAGTACAGTGCTTGCACCAGTAGTTGCAGGAGGGGTGGCGAGACGGTCTACAGCGAGGCACACGTCAGCAGGCGTTGCGCCTCGGGGCAGGCCCAGCATCAGGCTAATGTCGTAGATCGCCATTGCGCAATCGTTCACCTCGACTTCCGCCTTATTGGCGACCTGACGGGATGCGCGGTCGGCTGCGCGCCAGCCAGCCATGTATTCCACGAAGGCTCCGCTTTTCAGCGCCTCGCTTGGAAACTCGTAGCCCTCGTGGCGATCCTCGAATGCCTCACGAACCGTCATCGGCAGTCCGCCTTCTTCTGCCGCCTTATTGACAGCGGCCTGGGTGTCTTGCTGGGTGGTGGTGTTCATGCTGGTTCTCCCGTTCGTTGTTGTTCGATATTCACGTCGTTCATTCCGGCCCAAGCGTGCACGTATTCAATCAGGCTGGTCATGCGGGCCACGCTCATTTGCGACGACGATTCGCGGATATTCACGAACTCGCCCTCGATGCCAGGGACCAGATCGGCGCCGAGTCCTGTTGCAACTGCGTGGCCGCTGATCATCAGCGTTTTCCACTGGTTCAAACTCAGGCGCCTGCCGATGTACGTTGCCCGCTTCGCCAGTTCGCCAAACATGGCATGCAACATTGCGTTCTGGTCCAGGCTGCGTGATTTGGGTCCAGCCTTGATGTCGAACCCCTCTGGCAGCGCCGCCACTTTTTCAGCCAGGTGCCGGCGGTTTGTAGCTGTGATCGTTCCGATGCGGGTATATGCCATCGCTGCTACCTGATTTCGAGCCGCGTACCCTGGGCCAGCAGCGCGCCCGGAACGTCCTTGCCTGCCTTGATCGCATCCTTGATGGCGGCCTTGTCAGGCACCGGCACAGGCGGCGGGGGTGGCGCCGGCGCGCGCATGAACTCGGCCGGGATCTGCTTCTCGTCCCACACTTCGACGCCCGGCGGGTTCTTCTTGATCGTCAGCGCGAAGTGAGGCGTTTCCAGTTTCGACACGCCAGCAATCTCCATGCCGGTCTTGAGGTACTCGACCAGCGCGGCCGCGCGCTTCTCGGTCGCCTTGCGGCGGTCGGCCATCTGCTTCTCGGCGTCCTTCATCGAAGCGGCCAGCGCCTCCATGTTGCGAATCACGAAGCCGATGTTTTGTGCCTTAATTTCGAGCGGCCACGCCTCGCCTTCGAGCGTGTCGGTCAGCGTTTGCGGGTCACAGCCCGAGTCCTGCAGCACGTCGGTGATGTGGCGATACTGCGCGGCGATCTGGAACAGTGTCATTGCGGTCATGGTCTGCACGCGGCCATCGCTGGCCGCCTCCTGGTCAGGTTAGAAAGGGATGTCTTGATCGTTGAACGACTGGTCCGGCGCCGGCTTCTGGCGCGTGTCGCGCTGCCCTGTGCCGCCCTGGTAGCCCTCGACTGGCCGGCGCGCTGGTTGCTCGTCACGCTTGCCGCCTTGCAGGGCGATCTCGGACACGCGAATGTCCATCGACTTGCGTTTGTTGCCATCCTTGTCAGTCCACTCGCGCTCGGTGATGCTGCCGACGACGGTGACGGTCTGGCCCTTGGTCAGGTACTGGGCGAGAGCTTCGCCGCGCTTACCGAACAGGGAGCAGTTCCACCAGATGGACTGCTTGTCTTTGCCCTGGCTGTCCGCAACGCTGAAACTCGTAACGGCGTCGCCATTTGGTAAAAAGCGGCTTTCGCAGTCCTTGCCGAGATTGCCGGCGATGGTGATGACATTCATGCTGGAACTCCTTCAATCAGTTTTGCTTTGAGGCGATCGTAGTGCGCCTTGACGCTCTTGTTGCCGGCGCTTTCCTTCCAGGCCGAAGCGAACGTTTCCTGCAGTTCGCCCACCGTCGTGCAGGCATCCATCGCGGCCAGCAGCGGCATCACGTCCACCTTGGCTGGTGCCGGTTCAGCGCGCGGCTTGGCGGCCTCCTGCCCATCGTCGTCAGCCTGATAGAGGCCGGTGATGGCGGCCAGCGCGTAGCGGCGCGAGTAGGTCGCAGCGCTTCCATAGCCCTGCGCATCGTTCTTCTGGAGAGGTACGGTCATTTCGTCCTCGATCCATTCGCCCGACGTGTGCAGGAGGCGCGTAGACAGGGCCAGGAAGCCCGGCGCCGACGGCGAGAAGCTCTGCACGAAGGCAATGCCGTGCGCGTTCAGCGGCCCCTTGACGGCCTCGATGACCGATTCCAGGTTGGCGTAGGTGGACTTGAACGCCGGGTTCTTGCTGTCCTTCGCCGCGAAGGTGATTTCCTGCTGCGCTTTCAGTAGCGCGGTGGCGATGTTGCTGATGCTGTCGGAAGTTTTCATTTGCTCTGCCTAGAAGGGTAAGTTGTTGTCTCGTACGTACTGGTCAAGCGTCTGTTTCTGCTGCTCGGTCATCTTCGGCGCCCAGGTGCCGGAGGGCTTCGACGCTGGCCGTGGGCCGTAGCCGATCGGTGCCTTGCGCAGCCGGACCTCGTAGGCCACCAGCGCGTCGTATGCTTCGGCTTCCATCTTGTTCATGGTCAGAACCCCCACAGGTAAGTGCGCACCGCGCGCGTCACCGCCTTGCGCCGCCCGAAGCCTGCGATCAGGCTGAGGCGATACTGCGTTTTGAGGTGCTGGATCATTCTGGTTTCTCCGCAAGGCCGCGCCATTTGACGCGCTGGCAGCCTGATGCACAGTCCCCATCGTTCTCAGCGCGCATTACCGAATTTGCATACGACCCCCACCGGTGGCCATCCCATTTCTGATAAACCGTGGAGAGGGTGAAAACGTCCGTCTGGTACACGCCCGGGATCGTGGGCTTCGCCTCGGGTCCGAACCACTCTGTCAGGCGCGGTTTCATCTGAACCCCCGCTCGATATCCTGGCGCCGCTGCATCAGCACGACCTGGCGGAAATTCTCGTCGCGCAGCATTTCGATTGCCTCGATGCGCGCGCCCTCCAGTGCCAGCAGGTTGCCTGCCGACATGGCCATCTGGCGATCGATTACAGCCAGGCGCAGCGGCTTCGTCAGCTCGCGCACCAGGCGACGCGCTTTGTGGGTGGCGGCGATCATGGGGCACCTCGCCCGGCGGCCAGTGCATCGCGGGCATCGGACAGCGCCTGACGATAATCCTCGCGCAGATCCCCACCGTCGATGTATTCGTCCGACACTGCACGTGCCCAAGCCATCATGTCTTCGAGCGCAGCCATCAGGTCGTCGTGCGAGTTGCAGGCGCGGACGATGAACTCGGCGTTGGCGTCACGCTCAGCAACACCAACGTCGATACTGCGTGTCTGCCAGGTCATGATCAGGCCATCACCGCCAATAATGACGTTGTCATCGGCTTCGTATTTCCATGGCCCCGGTGTATGTTTCGCTTCCATCTTCTTCTCCTGTTGCGCCGGCGCGGCCGGCTTCGGTTTATGTGCGACAGCCGGATTAGAAGGGGTGGTCTTCAAAGTTCGGGGCGCGCGGTGCTGGCGCCGGCGCCGGCGAATCCAAGCTGATCGTCTGCGAGGCAATCATCAGCGGCTCGTCGATTGCGTCCTGCATGCCGCGCGTCACGGCTTCGGCATTGCGGCGCGCCGTGTCCTGAACTTCGGCGCTGATGACCGCGAAGATGCGCGACAGGGCGCCGTTCGACAGCTTCATGGTCTGCTGGCCAAGATCGCCTTGCAGAGTGACGGTGCCGACCAACTGGTTCGGGTACTGGTCGTCGTACGCTGGGCGCTTCTCGACGGTGAGGGTCTGAACTTTCATGATTTCTCCTGTGTGGTTATAGGTACTTCGATTAAGCCGTGATGCCGTCCAGGTAGCGGAAGCAGCGATCGGTGACCGACATTTCCCGGTTCGCCGCCGCAACCTTCTTGATCTCGCGCTTGGCCCAGTTCTTCGCCTCGGTGGCCAGGTACTGTTCCATCAGGTTGGCGAAGCGCTTGCCGACCACCGCCTGGCGCTCGTTCGGGACAACCGCCAGCAGCTCGCGGAACTGGCTGCCGATCAGCAGGAAATCGAGCAGCTCGTCGGCCACTTCCTTGAGCGTCGGCTCGTCACGCGCCACCAGTGCCGCCCGGCGCGCCTTCATGCGCTGATCGATCAGCTTGGCCAGCTCGGCTTCGTACAGCTCGTCCTTCGATTCGTTGCGTGCCATGTCACACCGCCTTCTCTGCGGCTGGTGCGGCGGGCAACGGCATCCAGTGGGTCGGGTGGCAAACGCAATCGAAGTGGTGCGTCACGCCTTGCCAAGACTCACGACCTGATTTCGGGCCCAAATACCGGACGAATTTCAGTGGGCTGTCTTGCGTCTCCGCAGCCGTCGGGCGGTAAGCGATGACCTGCTGACCCTCCTGCGGAAGCAAATCTTGGACGCTGATCCACTGCGGCACCGCCACCGGCGCTATCTCCGCCACCGGCCCCGCGCTCGGCGTCGCACGTACGAAGAACTGGAACGTGTTCAGGTTGCGCAGCAGGCTGTCGGACATCTGCTGTATCTCCAGCGCGTTGTGGCCGGCGAGGTAGACCGCCTTCGTGACCTCCAGCGTTTCGACGTTGACGACTTCCAGGCGCGTCATTGGGTGGGACTGGTTCATGGTTGGCTCCGGGTTAATCAGCTAGAACGTAAATATTTGAATTCCAAAAGCCACCGGAGCGCGTCGGCGATCCGTTTGCGTGCTTCACACCTTCGAACGAGATTTCATACCCGAGGGACTGTGCCTTCCGAACGATCTCGTTCCATGCAGTGAAAAACTTCCAAGTCGGGTCGACTCCCGAGCCACAAGATGCTCGCCCGCCGACCTCAACTCTCCTGCGCTGCTCCAGCTCTTTGAATTGATCGAGCAAGGGGGTCGATGAAGTCGGCATCTTCATTTTCTTGTCGCGAGTGGCTATGTATTTCTCGAGTTTCGGATTCATTTTTATTGGCTCCGGGTGGGGTTATGCAGCGATCAGTTCAGCAACCAGCGCAGCGTGGCGGGCCGATGCATCAGCCTTGGCCAGCGCAGCAGCAGCGGCGCGGTGGGCGTGCACGCTGGCAGCAGCAACCAGGCCGCGCGCTTCGTCGGCGGTGATCTTGGCCAGGCCCTTGTGCGGCACGAACGAGTAGAACTGCTCGTTGCGGCTCAGGACGTAGGCGTCTGGCTTGCTGTCGCCTGGGGTCGGCACGGAGGCAACCACGGTCAGGCCAGCGATGAAGCCAACCTTGACGGTTTGGCCGATGGTCCAGTTTTGTTTGCTGTTGCTGATCATGGTGTTCTCCGGTTGCGTGTTGTGTTTCGATGGATGTACTTTATCAAGTGGTAAAGATGAAGTCAAGCGATTGATAAAGAAATGTGCGAAAATAGTTCCACGCCCTGAAAATTCATGGCCTGCGGTCCGAGCTACGGACGAATGGAGGAGCTATGAGTGTCGAGGAAAAGTTTCTGGCAAGAGTAGAGAAGACAGATGGGTGCTGGCTGTGGACGGGTAACAAGCATCGGCTCGGTTATGGACGCTTCTGGTTGGGTAAACGAGTCTGGGCACATCGGATTTCGTACGAGCTGTATGTCGGCCCGATTCCGCATGGCTACTCGATTTGCCACAAGTGCGACAACCCAGAGTGCGTCAACCCTGAGCACCTGTTTGCAGGCACCCACGCCGACAACATGCGTGACAAGACCGCCAAGGGCCGGGCGCATGGAGCGCACTCGGGCGAGAGACATCACGGAGCGAAATTGACGCGCGAGCGGGTCGCACAGATTCGTGCTGAGCCGCATCGGCGGTATGAGTGGATGACTCTATTCGGGGTCAGCTTAGGAGCCGTACGGGACGTAATCGACGGCCGTACTTGGAAAAACTAAAGCCCGCGAGTGCGGGCATGGAGGATGGGATGAAACTGAGCGGTCTATTCTGGCGGGTACTGGGCAGGAACCCCACCACGGTAGTGCGTAGCGACCGACGACTTGCACGCTGGACACCTATAGTACGTCCAGCCCTTCTCGCCGTCTGGTACGCCGCTGAGAATCGATTTCTGTTTCGCTTGGTAACAGCGTGTGCACAGGTAATGCGCTGGTTCTCCAGCGCTCATAGACTGCTTAAGCGCGTACACCAACGAGCCCGACCAGGCCTCATAGAGTTTGTAACGTTTCGCATCCTCATGAAAATCTTCTATTGCTACCAACTGGTTTTTAAGCTGCTGGCTTTCTTGTACAAGTTGCATCTGCGCCGCCATGGCATTGCCAATGTCGGCTTGCAACGAAATAATAATCGACTGTAGCTCGATTGCCTTGGAATTAATGTCTACGTTGTTTTTAATTCCAACCATAGACTTAATAATTGCCCCGGCCGCTTGCGCTGAACCGAGTGCGGCTGAAAGCGTTGCTACATCAAACATATTCTCTCCACTCCCCGCCACGGCGGGGATTATTTTTTATCGGCGCAAGGGTATGCACGCATCATTGCGACGAGAACTAATGCTGAAGCCTCCATATTCCATTTACCAGGATTCTCTTTCATGAATTTATGAACCACAGAAACCAATTGCTTCACAGTTACATTCGGCGTCAAGCATATAAGCATTGAGAATTGCAGTCCTTCCGTAACACCCACAACATAGCCAATAGCAATAGCAGAATTGACCGAATCGGCCCCTGTGTCACGGTTCTGTTCATAACGCTCTTGCCCAGCAAGCCATTCCATTAATTGATTGCCATTGTATATTTGGGCACTGGCGTTGCTAGCCATCAAAAACAATATCAGTGAGATGAGAGATTTAATTTTCATCATATGTGTGTACTTTCTTTCCGGACAACCTTCCCAATAACTATGCACTCACCGCCCTTGCATGCCTTTCGGTGGTACTTGCGCTGGTCGGCATTGTCTGATGACAGCCACCACATCCCGGCATCGCGCATCATCCGTTTTACCACGACCTCACCCTCGTAATTGACCACATAGACCGACCCATCGACGAGCTTCTTGTCACTGGCATTGAAGATAATCACGTCGCCGTCAAACAGCGCAGGTTCCATGCTCTGGCCAGTCACAGTAATAGCGATCAGGTCGCCGGCTGTGAACTGGTTGTGCCGTATCCATTCCGTAGGCACCCCCGTCGTCCGGCCGTCATGATGCTCCGGCTCGACCTGGAACCCGGTCATGCCGGCCTGCACCTTGAGCTGGACCTTCATGATTTGGGTGAGGCCATCATCGTCACCATCCACGGCATGCACGCGTCGGGCGCCAGGCACCAGGGACAGCACGTTGTCGACGGGCGATTGCTCAATTGCTGGCATGCCTTGATCGAAATACATCATTGGCAGGCCCGCGAGTTCTTCGGTCTTCCGCGCCGTCTTCTCGGTGAATGCCTCCCCATTGCGATAGGTCTTGGATAGCAGCTGCGCCAAGCGCGACTCGCTCATCCCCGTTTTGTCACAGAAGCGCACGCGCTCGCCGCCGTATTCGGCATCGATAAGTGCGATCAGTCGGTCTTTCCGGTGCTGGTACATGTTCATCCGGAAATTATCTCTCACTTTTAGCATCTGATAAATTAGCATTCGCTTGACTTTGACTGTACCAATTGATAAAGTAGGAGTCATGAAGCTCATCGACTACCTGAACGCCATCCCGGTGGAAGCCCGGGAACCCTTCGCGGCCCGCTGCGGAACATCGTTCGACTACCTGCGCCAAGTCGGCTACGGCAACCGGACATGCACCGAAAAGCTCGCGATCAACCTGGAGCGCGAAAGCGGCCGGATGCTGGTTTGCGAGGAGTTGTGCCCGGAAGCCGATTGGGCCTTCATCCGCGCAGCACCACCGCCAGGCCGGCGCCGCGCAGCGCAGCAGCACTAATCCCCGCACCAGCAGCACCGAAGTATCGAACGCCCCCCAACCCGAACTACCCCAGGAGCCAGAAATGCCACGAAACATCGAAGTGAAAACCCTGTTCAACGCAGACGAGTTCATCGACCTGCAACAGGAATGTGCCGCAGCCGACGTCAAGCACAGCACCTTGCTGCGCAACCTGGCGAAAGGATGGCTCGCAGACCGAAAGGATACGCGAGCTCAGCAGCGGCAAGAACGACCAGTGTACGGCCAGAACATGGCCATGTTACTGCCCGGCCGCGCAGCACGCCCTCAAGTGCGCATGCGTCTTTGATGCCGGGCAATGGGTCATCAATCCAATCACGGAGTAGCTATGAGCACACAAACAGCAGCACAGCAGCAAAGTAGCCCCATCGAAGTGGCCGCCCGCATTTGGCGCACCGTCGACAAAGATGCGATCGCTCATCGCGGCGACGCTTTCCGTCAAGAGGCAGAGCGTCAGGCCCGCCGTCAGCTGCGCAGCATCATCGACAGCACGAAAGCCGGCCAGCCATGACTACTTTCGCCACCACCGGGCCTGATTCATCAGGCCTCTACCTCATCACCTACCCTACCCCTGGCATCCCGCACGTGCTCACCACGGCCGGCGCCTGCCCTACCAAGGCCCTGGCTGACGAAGCCTGCGCCCGCCTGAACGAAACCCAAGTAGCTGACCAGCGTGCCTCCCTGGCGCGCAAGGCGTCCCTGCTCATTCTCGGCGGGGAGCACTGACCATGGCTAACGGTATCGACTGGTTCCGCTGGCACCACGGCAGCGTGAACGATCCGAAGTTCGGCCTGGTGGCCAAGAAAGCCCGCGCCCGTGTCGGCGACGTCATCGCTGTGTGGGCACTGATCCTCGAACAGGCAAGCGCAAGCACGGAACGGGGCCTGTACGGCTCTGTCGACTGCGACGCTACCGACTTCCTCCTGGGCGCCGACGAAGGCACCACGGCACGCATCCTCGAAGCAATGCAAGGCCGCTCGCTGGTCGACGGCGAACGCGTCACCCGCTGGGAAGAGCGTCAGCCAAAGCGTGAACGTGTGGACACGACTGCAGCAGAGCGCAAGCGTGCACAGCGTGAGCGTGACAGTGCAAACGATGGTGATATGTCTGTTGTCACGCCAAGTCACGCCACGTCACACCAAGACACGCCTAGAGAAGAGAAGAGTAGAGAAGAACTTAAAACCCCCCATACCCCCCAAGGGGGGCAGCCCGTCGAGAAGATCGGCAAGCCGAAAGCAGCCGTCTCCCTGCAGACGTTCCTGGCTGACTGCCGTTCGACTGGTGCCAAGCCGATCCCGGACGACGACCCGGTGTTCGCCTATGCCGACAAGGTCAAGCTGCCTGCCGACTTCCTGTCGCTGCAGTGGCGCGAGTTCAAGGACCGCTACCAGGCGCCGGACTCGAAGCGGTACAAGGCCTGGCGCACGGTGTTCCTGAAATCGGTCAAGGGCAACTGGTTCAAGCTCTGGTTCGTCGGTGCTGACGGCAACTACGCCCTGACGACCGTCGGCCAGCAAGCCCAGCGCATGCACGCGGAGGCCGCATGAGCGAACAATTCAACGTTCAGGCCGAGCAGGAAGTCATCGGCTCGCTGATGCGCGACAACGACGCCCTGGACCGCATTCCGGACCTGGACGCCGCCCACTTCTTCCGTGGAGACCACCGCGCCATGTTCGGCGAGATCGTCGACCAGCTGCGTGCCGGCAAGCGCGTCGATGCCATCACCCTGGCTGAACGCCTGGGGCAGGACACGCTGCCGTACCTGATCTCGCTACACGCCTCGGCATCCAGCGCGGCGAAGATCGAGTACCACGGCCGCATCGTCATCGAGAAGGCCACGAAGCGAGCACTGCAGGCCCTGTCGATCGACCTGGGCGCCGACGCTGACTCGCACAAGGACAGCGCCGACTGCATCGCCGAGGCCGCGGCCAAGCTGGACGATCTGGCCCAGCGCAAGACGACGAAGGACCCGCGCCGCATCGACGACACGCTCGGCGAATACCTGACCCTGCTGCAGGACCGCATGCACGGCAAGATCCGCCCGATCCCGACCGGGTTCCAGCATCTCGACGACATGCTCGACGGTGGCTTCGAGCGCGGCACGCTGACGGTGATCGCTGGCCGCCCCGGCACCGGCAAGACCGCCGCCGGCCTGGGCATCTGCCGCAACGCCGCGCGCGACTACTCGGCGCTGTTCCTGTCCATGGAAATGTCCACGAACCAGGTCAACGATCGGAATATTTCGGCCCTGGCCCGCGTCGACATGAAGTGGTTGCGCCGGCCAGGCGAAGACCGCGCCGACGACACGGCGAACTGGGAAGCGATCACGGCCGCGACGATCAACTCGCGCAACCTGAACCTGTTCATCGACGACCAGACCTCGCTGAACGTGCAGGAAATCCGCGCCAAGGCTCGCAAGATCAAGCGCACGCACGGCCTGGACGTCATCTGCATCGATCAGCTCTCGTTCATCACAGGCGCCAAGTCGGACAAGCTGCACGAGGCGATGGGCGAGTACACCCGCGGCCTGATCGCCTTGGGCAAGGAGCTCGATTGCGTCGTGATCCTGCTGGCCCAGCTGAACCGCGAGTGCGAGAAGCGCGCCGACAAGCGCCCGATCATGTCCGACCTGGGCGTGTCCGGATACATCGAGCAGGACGCCGCCAACATCATCTTTCTCTACCGCGACGAGCTGTGGAACCCGGAGAGCGAAGACCGTGGCATCTGCGAGTGGATCAGCGCGAAGCAGCGGCAAGGCAGCCCCGGCGTCGTCGGCCTGCAGTACATCGGCTCGCAGACCCGGTTCGAGAACCCGCCGTACCGCTGGTTCCGGCGCCCGACCTCGACCCGACCAACCACCAAACGCGGAGGCTTCGAATGAGCGCCCACGACCCATGCGCCTACTGCGAACGCTACACCGTAGCCGGCCGCCCCAACCTTCCCGCCGGCCACGGCTGGTGCACCGCCTGGGAGCGCGTAACCCCCTGGCACGGCCAGATCGGCGTGCTGTTCAAGGAAGCGCGCGACCGGGCGCCGCGTGCGCGGTATGTGGCGCAGCAGCAGGACAAGACAGAAACCGACCAGCGCGCGAGCGCATAACCGAAAGGAACTGGACCATGACGAATCTCGTAAATATCGACCAAGACCGCATCGTGACCGACTCGCAGACGCTGGCCCGCACGTTCGGCAAGCAGCATGCGCACGTGCTACGCGCCTATGTCAACCTCAAATGTTCTGAAGAATTTCGCCGATCCAATTATGGATTGGCCGAATATTTGGATGCGCAGGGCAAACTGCGGCGCCGTGTCACCATGACCAAAGACGGCTTTGCGATGTTGGCGATGGGCTTCTCCGGTCCAAAAGCTGCAGCCTTCAAGGAAGACTACATCCGGGCCTTCAACGAGATGGCCGACGCGCTGCGCCGCGGCGAACAGAACCTGTGGCAGCAGATGCAGGCCCTGATCGCCAAGGAAGCCGAGTCGCAGGTCCGCGCGTCGTTCGGTTCGCACCTGATGCTCGAGCGCAAGCGCGCGCTGCCCAACTTCCGCGATGAGCGCGAAGAACTGGCATCCAAGATCCAGCCATCGTTGCTGAACTGAGGGGCCAGACCATGACCCCAACCTTCAAATCCGGCCAGCTCGTCTACGACAAGCAGGGCAACCCGGCCTTGTACGGCCGCGAAGTGCACGGCGGCCACCTGGTATTCCCGTGCGTCTGGCTGGACGGTGACGACGGCGAGTGCTCGGCGCTCAACTACGTGACGTGGGAGGAAGTGTTCGACAGCCCGCCGGCCGAGAGCCTGTGGCCGGCCGCAATCCTGCTCCTGCTGATCCTGGCGCTGCTGGCGATGTGGGCGCTGTCATGATCAGGACAGCATTCGCACGCAAGGCGCCGCTCCCGCGCCAGGCCGCGCCGGCAGTCGGCAAGCCACGCATGAAGTCGTGCAAGGTGTGCCGCGCCCGGTTCGAGCCGCGCATGCCGCTGCAGGTCGCGTGCGGCCTGGCCTGCGCTGCCGAGCACGGCAAGAAGGTCACGGCGCAGCAGAAGGCGAAGAAGCAGCGGGCCGAGCGCGCGCAGGACAAGGCCAAGCTCGACGGCATGAAGACGTACCCGCAGCTGGTCGCCGACTGCCAGAAGGCGTTCAACGCCGTGGTGCGGCACCGGGACGAGGGCCAGCCGTGCATCTGCTGTGGCCGCGAGCAAACGAAGGTGGATGCCCTACACGGGCACGGCTGGGATTGCGGTCACTTCCGCAGCACCGGTTCGGCACCGCACCTGCGCTTCAACTTCGACAATGCTCATCGACAGCTGGTCTATTGCAACCGACACGGCGCTGGCCGCGCAGTCGATTACCGACTGGGCCTGATCGCCCGCATCGGCCTGGCGCGCGTCGAGGCGCTCGAAGCCGACAACACCCCCGCCAAGTGGACCCATGACGACCTGCGCCGGATGACCAAAGAGTTCCGCGCGCAGCTCAAACAACTCAAGGAGCAAATGTAATGGCCAAATCAGTAAAAGAGCGCGTCGAAGCGATCGTTAAAGAAAACCCTGGGGTATTGTCTCGCGACATTGCGATATGGCTCGGCATCCCTAGCCAATCCGTGAACATGGCGGTTCATCAGTTGCAGGTCGACGGCAAAATATATCGCCTGAACAGCATGCGCGAGCGCTGCGCCAAATGGCAGGCTGGCCCCGCACCAGAATACGACCCGAAGAACCCGGCACTCGGTATCGACTACCCGAAGCAGCGAACAGTGAAGTCGTGGGAATTCGTTCCAGTGCCGCGTGATGCGCTCATCTGGGGACTGTTCGGAGCGCAGCCATGAGCGCGGTACTGCAGGCAGTCGGCGCCGCACCAGAGGCTGACACCCCGTACAACAACGTGATGAAGACGTGGGCGCGCTGGATGACGCTGAACGATCGTGCTCACTCGGATGGACTGTCGCATCCGCAGGACGTGAAAGAGTTCATGGCGTGCGGCGAGGCGGTCGACGTCATGATTGACGACCTGCCAATCCATGAGCGGTGGGCGATCCGCAAGGCGCATGGGCTGGCGACAGCGTGGCGCTATCCCGAGCGATCACTGGCCGACGCGCTTGTTGCAGCGGAGTTGAAATTGCAACCGAAGATGCTCAAAAACGTTGCTACTCGGCGATATTTCAATTAGGATATACGTGCTAGATGTCAACATTGCGCCAAGAATTCGCAAGATAGTGTAAAGCCCCGCAAATCGAACTGCTGCAAAAAATGCAGTGGTTCGATTGAGCGGGGCTTTCTCGTTTACGCGCGCGCGTGAGTGCGCCCTACAACCAACAGGAGAGAGCATGGACCGTGAATATCAAACCGCAGACGAACAAGCCCGCTGGGAAGCGCACATCAAAATGGAGCGTGAAGCTCTTGCGAAAAACCTCAATGCCACTTCGATGCGGATGGGGAATAGCATGACCGGGTGCAAGGCATCATCTGCCAGCAACCAAGTGAACGCGCCCGTGGCCGCATCGATTGCTCGTTTGGCCGAATTGGTCAACGCGCTCGACAAGCAAAGCGAAGCCCTGATCGATCGCCTGACGCCAGTGTCGCGCCCTACCGGTGGGGATAAAGGCGAAGGCAGCGAACCCGCTCAAGAGCCGCAATGCTCGCTGGATGACGCGCTGATCGTGATGTGCTTGCGCGTCCAATCGGTCATCGACCGCGTCAGCGGCGCACGTCATCGCCTCTGCATCTGAACGCAGCCCCGGTGAAAGCCGGTCGATCCCAGGTGGCCAGGTACAGGTGACGACCCGTTAATGGCCCGAATGATTCACGAAACGAATCACCACATGACTGCCGCCTGTTGTTTCATCGGGCATAGCCCACGAGGTCGCCAGGAGCGGCTGCAAGCGGTAGCCATGTGGTGGACCACCTCTCACCCCATTCTCCCGCCATGAGCGGCGCAACGAGGTGCGCTCCACCACCCCCATCTCCTCCGCCGGTTGAAAGACCGACGTTTCGCCCAGCTTGCGCCAGTCGCTGCTGGGCATTTTTTATTCCCGAGCATCATGCCAACCACCTCCGATCGCTGGTCCATCGCCGACGAGCGACGGTGGCTCATGCTGCTCATCCAAATTGAAGTGAACCGCAACCATGACACACATCAACGCATGGGTTGCCGTGGCTGCACTGATCGCGGCCCTGCGCAACCCGCCGAGCGACGCTAGCCAGGCCGAGCAAGACATTCGCCCACGTCCGCAGCTGAACCCAGGCTATGAGCTTCGCCGGGTGCTGGAGGTTGCATGAGCGACAAGAAGCCAGCCAAGTCCCGCAAGGTGCAGGCTGAGGCCGTGTCGCCTGCCCCGCCCCTACGGGTGAGCACGTTCACGCAAGAGGCAGCCGATCGCATCTGTGACCTGATCGCAGAGGGGGCAAGCCTTCGTGCCGTCTGCCGCATGCCTGACCAACCAGCCGCCTCGACAGTGTTCAAGTGGTTGAGTGAGCAGCCCGCCTTCTCGGAGCAATACGCACGTGCGTGCGAGACCCGAGCCGAGGCCATGTTCGAAGACATGCTCGACATCGCCGACGAGAGCGGGTTCGACACGATCCAGGGCGAGAACGGCGACCGCGCCAACTCCGAATGGATCAGCCGCTCGAAGCTGCGCGTCGACACCCGCAAGTGGATGCTGTCGAAGATGCAGCCGAAGAAGTACGGCGACAAGATCACCAACGAACTGACCGGCGCCGGTGGCGCGCCGCTGACGATCAATGTCTGCTTCGACTGACCTGACCGCGCGATTCCCGCGCAAACTGGCGTTCCTGTTCAAGCCGGCTCGATACAAGGTGGCGCGCGGTGGGCGTGGCTCTGGCAAGTCCTGGAGCTTCGCCCGTGCGATCCTGTTGCGCTGTGTGCAGCAAGAGACGCGCGTGCTGTGTACCCGTGAGGTGCAGAAGTCGATCCAGCAGTCTGTGCACCAGCTGCTGTCCGACCAGATCGCATCGATGGGCCTGTCGCACCTGTTCCGCATCCTGCAGACGGAGATTCAAGGCCCGCACGGGTCAGCGATCCACTTCTCTGGCCTGTCCGACGTCACCGCAACCACGCTCAAGTCGTTCGAGGGCGTGGACATCTGCTGGTGCGAGGAAGCGCAAACGATCTCCGAGAAGAGCTGGAAGACGCTGACGCCGACGATCCGCAAGGCTGGGTCCGAGATATGGGTGACGTACAACCCGGAGCTGGAGAGCGATTCGACGCACGAGCGATTCGTGCTCAACCCGCCGCCCGACTGCGTGTCGGTGCTCATGAATTACAGCGACAACCCCTGGTTCCCCGCTGTGCTCGAGCAGGAACGACTGCACGCCGAGGCGACTATGCGACCAGAAGACTACAAGCACGTGTGGGAAGGCCAGTGCAAGCCGGCCATCGAGGGCGCCATCTACTTCGAAGCGATGTCGGCCACGGTCAACGCCGGCCGCATCCGCGAGGTGCCGCACGATGGCTCGCTCAAGACGCACGTGGTGTTCGACCTGGGCATGGCTGACAGCATGACGCTGATCCTGGTGCAGAAGGTTGCGTCCGAGATTCGCGTGATCCATTACATCGAGGGCACGCAGCGCATCCTAGCCGACTATAGCGCCGAGCTGCGCGCGCTGCGACTGGACGATCAGCCGATGAACTGGGGCAGCATCTACCTGCCGCACGACGGCTTCCACAAGCGTCACCAGACCGGCAAGGACGATGCTGCTGTGCTCTCCGGCTTGGGCTGGAGCGTGACCGCTGTGCCGAACATCGCAGTCAACAGCGGCATCGATCGCGCGCGCGAGGTATTCCCGCGCATCTACTTCCACAAAGAGCGCGCTGCACGTCTGGTCGAGTGCTTGAAGCGCTACCGCTGGAACATCAACAGCAAGACCGGGCAGGGTGTCACGCCGCTGCACGACGAGTTCTCGCACGGTGCCGACGCATTCCGCTACCTGGCACTGGTCGCTGACAACCTGAGCAACGAAGACTGGGGCGCGCCCCTGAACTACAAATCAATGGGAATCGTATGAGCCTGCTACGCATCGACCGACAGCACGTCTCCTTCAACGAAGGCGGACACCACTTCACGTTCTACCTGCGGTGGGTGCCGGGCCGCGTTGGACGGCGCGTGTTCCGCGCATGGATCGGGATGGGCGCACGGTGGCGGTCTGTATGGATCGACTGCGACGGGATCTCATTTCAGCGCGGGACGCTGCTCAAGCGCAACTAACAAGGAACTATGTAATGCCGAAAATCAACGCTGGTGCGAACGTCACCCTCACCCTGACCGACTGGGATAGCGTCACTGTCGCAACCGCTGGCGTTGCTGTGCTCACGGTTGTGTCTGGCCTGGATGTGCCTGCTGGCAAACTGGCAGAGCTGACCGGCTCGCGCACGTTCGGGCCGTTTGCGCCTGGCTCGCTGCGTATTGACGCGTCCGTGGTCGAATGCTCGTATGAAGTCGCTGACGGCGTGCGCCCTGTTGCTGCGTCAGGCGGTGGCGTCGCAGCCATCACGGGCAGCTACGTGGTCGGCCAGACGCTGACTGCAACGTTCCCTGCTGGCGTCACTGGCACCATCCAGTTCACGCGCACGCTGACGACGACGCCGTTCACCAAGACCGCCATCAGCGGCGCGGTGGCCAGCGCTGTCAACAGCCTCACGTACCAGGTGCAGCAGGCTGACGTGGGCTACACCATCGGCGTGGATTGCACGACGGTCCAGTCGGGCGTCGGATCAACCGTGTCGAGCGGCGGGACATCAGCCGCGATCGTTCAGCAATCGTTGAAGCTGCGATCGAACGACATGTACAGCAATGGCGCCAGTGGTCTGGCAACGTTCTTCTACAAGGTCGAATTGGAGTCGATGGCAGATGCCGTGCAATGGGTCATTGGTAGCGGTGTTGGTTCAGGTACGCCGGGCGAATACATGGCACAAGCGGCATTCACCGATGAGATCCGGGTTGATACCGCAACCCGCGCTTTTGTACCGATGCGCGGAGGCGTGGCATACAACGAAAAGTCCGAATTCGGCTGGAAGGATATGACTTTTGGCGGGGCAACGTCAAAGCGCATCGGCTTGGCTCCAAGCACTGGTAATAGTTGCGTGACGATGGCCACCGACGTTCTGTCAATGCCAAGTGTTGCGCGTGCAGACGGCAAGCCCGGCTGTATCCTGCTCGTCAAAGTTGTCCAGATTGACTCTGCTGGTGCCTACACCCAAGATAAATCGACCAACCAAGCTTGGGACGCCGCGCGCGGCCTGCAGCCCTATTTCCGAGAATTTTTCAGCGTCAAGCGCAATGGCGTGAATGCCATTACCACGCTGACCGCGTTGCCTACGGGTGTTGCCGAAAGTAACACCGGCTATTGTGCCATCGGCTACCCGATTGTCACCCTTGCCGATAAAAGCGTTCCCGCGGAGCTGGTCATGTTCACCGGAGACAGCGTTCGTGCGGCCGCGTATTCGACCTACGCATTTAACAATCCGAACTGCCAGGCGCTGCTGCCGCTCAGCACGCCAGCACGACCTATCAGCATCGTCAACTTGACTGGCTCCGGCCATAGCCAAATACAGTATTTGCAAGTGGCATTGGATGCCCTCAATAGCGGTCTTCGCCCTACGGTTCTGTATATGCCGGGCTTCAGCCAGAACGGTTTTAACAGTGATCCGCAAGGATTCATTGACCGGAACAATGCGTTTATGGCGTCGGTTCGTGCAATTACTGGACTTGCAAATATCAAGTTTGTCCTTGACACGGATTATTGGGGCGTGCCTTCCGACGTAAAGGTTCGCCAGTGCATCAATTATGCGAAGTCACTGGCAAATGGATCGACGGTTTTCTGCTTCGACAGCGAATTGATCATGTTTGACTATAGCAATCCAAGCGCGCCAGTGCGACGAGCCGATTTTATGAATGCAGACGGCATCCACGCCAACCAGGCCGGCCAAGACGCGCTGACCTACGGCGATGGCGGAAAGCCAGGCTTGCAAGCGCTGTACAAGACCATCTTCGGCATCCCGTAATGCGCCCGGCTTCGGCCAATCATCAGGAATCACGCAATGGCAAAACCCTCCGCTGAAACGTTCGACAAGCTGCTCGACCACGAGATCGAGCAGGCAACCACCTGGCAGAATCACGCCATCAATCCGGAGCGCGAGCGCAACTATGCGCAATATCTGGGCCTGCCGGACGGAAAGGAAGTCGAGGGCCGCTCGCAGATCGTGAGCCGGGACGTGTTCGAGGTGGTCGAGTCGGCCCTGCCCTCGCTGCTCGACGTTTTCCTGTCGGGCGACAACATCGGGGAGTACGAGCCGACCGGCGTCGAGGATGAGCAGTTCGCATCGCAGGCGACCGACTACATCAACCACATCGTCAAGAAGCAGAACCCGGGTTTCCTGATCTTCAACACGTGGTTCAAGGACGCGCTGCTGGCCAAGGTCGGCGTGGTGCGCGCGTTCTGGAACGATGCCGACAAGGTCACGACCGAGGAATACACCGGCCTGGACGAAATGCAGCTGACGCAGATGCTGCAGCAGGAAAACATCGAGGTGCTCGAACATCAGGTCTACCCGGACGAGCAGGATGCAATGCAGCGCGAGCAGCTGGCCGGTGGCCTCATGGCCATGGCGCCGGAAGCAGCAGCACAGGTACAGCAGCAGCTCGCCCAGCCGCCGCGCATGCTGTACGACGTGAAGCTCAAGATCACGCGCAAGAAGGGGCAAGTCACCATCCGCAACGTGCGGCCGGAAACCTTCCTGGTGTCGCGCCGCGCCTGCTCGATCTACGATTCGACGCTGGTCGGCCAATACGCCACGCTGCGCCGATCGGACCTAGTCGAAATGGGCATCGAGAAGGCCGAGGCTTTCGCGGTCCAGAGCTACGACATGAACGCGCACATCGACGGCGCCGAGTCGCTTAAGTCGCTGGCCGACGATGAAACCGAGTCGCTGACCGACGACCAGACCTTCGACAAGGCGATGGAAGAAATCACCCTATTCGAGGGCTTCATCCAGTGCGATGGCGGCGATGGCATCGCGGAATGGCGCTACGTCCTGCGCGGCGCCAACATGACGCTCAAGAACGAGGAATCGGACGGGCACGATTATTGCTTAATCACGCCGATCCCGATTCCGCACCGCGTGCACGGGCTGGCCCTGGCCGACGTGACATCGTCGATCCAGGACACGAACACCGCGCTGACGCGCCAGTATCTCGATTCGCTGTACCTGGCGAACAACCCGCGCACGTACGTGAACATGGATACCCAGGTCAACCTGGGCGACCTGCTGGACAACCGAATTGGCGGTATCGTCCGCGGCAAGGGCCCGATGATGAATGCGGTGTCGCCGCTCGTGACCAATCTGGTCGCTGGCGAGGCGCTGCAGGGCATCGAGTTCATGGACACGCGCCGCGAGATCCGGACCGGCATCACGCGCTACAACCAGGGCCTCGAAGCTGACACGCTGAACAAGACCGCGACCGGCGTGACCAAGATCATGACCGCCAGCCAGCAGCGCATGCAGATGATGGCGCGCATCATGGCTGAGACCGGCGTCAAAGACCTGTTCAAGCTGCTGCTCAAGCTGGTGTGCAAGCATCAGGACCGCGAGACCACGATCCGGCTGCGCAACGAGTGGGTGCCGATCGACCCGCGCGCCTGGTCGGACGAAATGGACGCGACGGTCAACGTGGGCTTGGGCACCGGCGACAAGTCCGAGACGATCATGAACCTGCAAATGGTCATCAACGAGCAGAAACAGATGATGCAGGCTGGCTCGACTATGCTGGACCCGAGCAAGATGTACAACGCGTACAGCGCGCTGCTCAAGGCGATGAACATCAAGGGGCTGGACAAGTTCTTCAACGATCCGGCCAAGGTTCAGGCGCCGCCGCCTGCCCCGCCGCCACCTCTTCCCGAGCAGATCCTGGCCGACGCTCAGAAGGAGGTCGAGATGATCAAGCTGCAGGGCCAGCGCGAGAAAATCGCAGCCGACAAGGAGCTCAAGCAGTTGGACCTGCAGATCAAGGCAATCGACCTGCAGATCAAGGAGCGCGAGCTGGTGTTGAAAGAGGCTGTTGCCCAGCGCGAGCAGAACCGCAAGGACTTCGAGGCGAACACCCGCCAGCAGCAGCCGGCGATGCAGCAGCCACAACAGGGGGCATTCAATGAGTGACGAGCAGTACGCAGCGAACAACCGCGCCGAGGCGGCCAAGCGGATCATCACCGACCCGCTGGTCGTCGAGGCGCTCAAGACGATCGAGGATGGCATCACCGAGGCGTGGAAGGCCATGCCAGAGCGTGACGTCGAGGGGCGCGAATACCTGCACCGGCTGTTGCATGCCAAGCGCCGCTTCGAGTCCATCTTCGAGATCGTGCTGAACGAGGGCGTGCTTGCTGCTTCCCAGCTGCGCGCCGAGGAGGAGAAGAAATCATTCGCAACCAGAATCAAGGAGGCCATCAATGGCGGCTAAAAAAGCAGCAGCACCCGATCATCCCGTGCTCGAGCTCGACGACTTCATTGCCGAGCACGAGCGCGCCGCGCAGGCCATCGGCCAAGTCGTGACCGCGATCAGCTACCCGGACGCCACACCGCGCCTGCATGTCGGCGTGTACTCGGGCTTCCCGATCGCCGCCGGCGACCTGCAGGCCACGTACAGCGACGGCAGCACGCATCCATGACAGTCATCGCGTGGGACGGCAAGACGCTGGCGGCCGACAAGCGCGGCACCGTGGCGGGCATGGCTTACTCGGTCACGAAGATCCACCGCGTGCGCGGGCATCTGGTGGCCTTCTCGGGCAGCGGCGGCCATGCTGCGGAATTGCTGGACTGGTTCGAGCGGAATGGCATAAGCCAAACTTACCCAAAGCGTTCCGGCGATGAAGACGGGGCCGGAATGCTAGTAATTGATCCAAAGGGACGAATTTTCATGTATTCGGCGGCGAACAGCCTGCCGGAGCTGATCGAAGCGCCCTTCTTCGCGCGCGGCGCCGGTCGTGATTACGCCATGGCGGCCATGCACCTCGGTAAATCCGCTCGTGAGGCCGTCGAGGTCGCATGCGTATTCGATGTCGGCTGCGGTAACGGTGTCGACACCCTCACGCTGTAGCTATAACAGGGCCCGTCGTGCGCCCCTGAGCACGAACTGAAAAAAGACCAACCCAGGCCCGCCATGCGCGGGCTTTTGTTTGGGAGTCACATTCTTCAAAGAGGATTTGCAATGGCAACAGAAACCGAAAGCATCACCAGCATCGACCAGCTCGCAGCCGCCCTTGAACAGGGAGGCGAGCCAGAGCAGCAGGACGACGAAAACGCCCAACCGGATCCGGAGGCGCAAAGCGACGAGCCTGATGCACCAGCCGAGCAGGAGGAAGACCAGGCCGACCCTGTCGAGGGTGAAGGCGATCAACCGGCAGCCCCGGAATCGCTGGACGACAAGGTGGTGTCCTGGGAAACCGGATCTGGTGAGAAGTTCGAAGTCCCTGTCGCAGAGCTGAAGCAAGGCTACATGCGCGACCAGGACTACCGCCACAAGACGCAGACGTTCGCGCAGGAGCGGGAACAGACCGTCCAGCACATCCAACAGCAGTTCCAGGCGGCGCAGACGTACGCGCAAGACCTGGGCGTCCTGCACGCCACCAATTTGCAGATCGCAGCGCTCGAGCAGGCCATCCCGATGATGGACAAGCACGGCGACCCGGTCTCGTATATGGAGGCGCGTGACCACCTGAATTCGCTGAAAGAGAGCCGCACCGGCGTGACCGCCCGCGTGCAGCAGCTCGACCAGCAACGTCAGGCGGAAACGCAGGCGCAACTGCAGCAGGCCCAGCAGCGCATGGTTGCGGACCTGCAGACCCAGATCCCGAACTTCGGCCCGGAACTGGTCGGCAAGATGAACAAAACGGCGCAGGACTATGGCTACACGGGCGACGAGCTCGCGGCCATCGCAGACCCGCGCTTCGTCCGTCTGGTGCACGACGCGATGCAGCTGAAAGCGCTGCAAGCGAAGGCGCCCGGCGCGGTCAACAAGGTCAAGGCTGCTCCGATCAAGCCGGTGAAGGCGTCCACGACTGCCGCGCCGACTGGCATTGAGCAGCAGGTCAAGGCATTCGGCAAGAACAAATCGCTTGGCAATTTCGCCAAGCTCCTCGAAAACGCAATCTAAGGAATCAAAATCATGGCACAACTCGCCAACGCAATGGCAACCTTCAACGCCGTCGGCCTGCGTGAATCGCTCGCCAACGAGATCTTCAACATCAACCCGGAAGAAACGCCGTTCCTGTCGTCCATCGGCAAGGAAAAGGCCTCGGCCCAGTACGAGGAATGGCAGACCGACGTGCTGGCCGCTGCCGCCAACAACAAGGTCGAGCAGGGCAACGAGGCGACGTTCTCGGCGATCGCCCCGACCGTGCGCGTCGGCAACCGCATGCAGATCTCGGAAAAGACCTACGCGGTCACCGGTTCGCAGGAAG